GTTTTATACCACCCTGTCATGTGGTCAAAAGTTCCAGAAGAAATGCCACCCGCTTCTGCGCCGGTTGTATTAGGCTTCAAGCGGTTGCCTGCGCCTTGTAATCTTGACATTGCAATCCAATCGTCTGAGGCACTAATTTCTTTTGATAATGCCCAATCAACTGGGAAGCCGCTCGTAAAAGCCTCTCCAGCGCTATTCAAAGGATAACCCGGATTATGTAGTGCAAAAACCTCAGTCCCCGACTCAGGAGTCTTCATTGGTCTGCGGATGGCCATGTAGATAAATGTTGCATTAGCACTTCCTGTAACACCACCACCATTCCCACCGAATCCAGTAGCATTTATATATTCAGAAGCAGTGCTAGATAGAGTTGCTTCATCGGCACTTGTATTGGGCCGCACATATTTGCCACCGGCAGTACCTTCAGATAAAAGTCCACGCATTGTGTCTAAAAGATTCCACGCACCTGAACCATCACTGCGTTTAACTAGAACCCATTGAGGCTCAAATCCTGTGTTTGCAAAAAATTTAGCATTGCTATCAGTAGTAAAACTCCCACACTTAATAATATTCTCATCGCCATCATCACCAAAGCCTCCTGCGTCTGAGGCGAATAGGTAGGCAACGTATGTTGCACCATTAGTTCCTACTCTAGCATCAGACCGCACAGTAAAGACAGAATCGGTTGGCGCTGTGTCATTCCATACCGTAATATCGTCCGTAGGTATGCCGGGCAGGTTTAAGTATAAGAACGCTTCTTGAGCAGTTACTGAAACGCCTTCTACATTGTCTATTGACGCATGATACACAGCCCAATCTGCCGCACTTGATGTGTTTTTAACTATTATACAAGCTGGCACACTGCCGAGTGCATGGGTAATATTCTGAGTAGCCCCCGTCCCAGTATAAGTCACAACATCGAAGAATTTTTCAGCCTTGCGGAATGTCCATGAGGCAAAATCAATGCTGTTTTGATTGAGGTCACCTCTAGCTCCTATAGAAAACCCCGAAGCATCAAAGCTAGTAAGAGAATCACCATAAGTTGACTCGCCATTAGAAGTTGTCGAGTCTATCCTTTTAGTAGCACCTCTTTCCGTGTCATAAAGACCGTGCGTTGCTGCGCTGTTCCTAGCTTTTATCCAAACCAAACCACCTTCACCAGCAAGGTCAAGACCGTTGGTAATAGTTTGAGTAGAGCTGTTACCGTCATACAAAAAAGTCGAGAAGACATCTTCAACGTATAAATTATCGCTGCCCGCATTACCCGAGGCTGCTTGAATTAATTTGTTACTAATTGACATTTGAGTATTTCCTTTAATACCGTGATAATATTTCTATCTATTTATATTTATGCTATCGCTAAGAAGATGTAAGTATCGTTAGTTGCGTTAAGTTGAGCAGGAGCTGCTGCTGTTACTGTAAAGCCACTAGAGAGTGGGTCAATGTAGTCGGTGTTAGTGACTTCTGCGTCTGTATCGTTTAGCAGTAGATACGGATCGTCACCTGAAACAATTCCTCTCACGCTGTCCCATACATACCAGCCCCCAGTAGAGTTTGTACGCTTAATCATTACAAATCTAGCACCTGCCGAGAATCCACAATCTACATTTACGTCTGACCCTGTTGTACCTGTGTAGCTTCCTACTTTGCTCACTCCTGCTAGTGTGGCAAAGAGGTAGTTTATAACTTGTTGATTAGAACCAGGCGCATAATCTTGAAATTGAGTAGCTGTCAAAGTTGATCCAAAAACAGCGAAACTTTGTTGTGCATTCGTGGAGCTCAAAGATAAATATTTACTCAGTCCTAAAGCTGAGTGATAAACATAAAACCCCCCAGAACTATCAGATTTAGAAATCATCATCTCTGGTACTACACCTAAATTATGATACTGGGCAGGTTGAACTCCTGTCTGTGTTGATTTTCTTGAGGTTATGTCAAAGAAACCTGTAGCTCGTTTAAAGCTGAACATTGAATATATGCCGCCTGAACTATTAACGTTACTGTCAGCATTAACAGTTACACCATCTTGGAGAAATTCTACTAAGCCTGTTGAATCAGTTGATTCTGGTCTAGGGTCATTTGGGTAGTAAAACTTCCCCGTTCCTCGAAGACTATCGTAAATTCTTCTAAAGTTCCCGGAGCTGCTAGTATTACCAAAAATAGCCATACTACCCGAAGCCATATTTATATTGCTGGTTACCTTTTTTCCCGCACTACCATTTCCTGTGTACTCGGGTGATGCAAAAACCTCAGTCCCCGCTTCAGGAGTCTTCATCGGTCTGCGGATGGCTATGTAGATGTGGAGGTCACTAGAAGCGTTTACCATATCTATTATGTTGCAACCTGTAGCAGTAAATTCTATAGCATTTACACCAAAAGATTCAATATCACTTTTATTCGCCCATAATCTTGCATCTTCTCCTCCGGTGTATACTCCTCTGCTATTATCAAACAGATTCCAATCGCCTGTGCCAACAGTTGACTTTATAAGCATAAATTGCGGCTCAAAACCTAAATTAACTGCCACAGGAGTGCCGCCGCCTGCGCCTGTATAACTCCCACACTTAACAATATTTTCATCGCCATCGTCTCCAAAGCCACCTGCGTCTGAGGCGAATAGGTAGGCTACATAGGTTTCTCCTGAAATATTTACAGAATTCGCAGTTCCTACACTAAACACAGAGTCAGTAGGCTCTGTATCATTAAAAGTGACAGAAGTAGTTGCAGAAGCGTTTGTACTATTTAAAGTTAAGTATTTAGTCGCTCCAGGAGACGTATGATAAACAATCCAAGACCGTGCAGCGGAGGTGCATTTAATTATTATCATTCCCGGAACTGAGCCAAGATTATGCGCTATAGTTCTTCCCGCAGTAGAATTTCCCGTCCAAGTCACAACATCAAAGAATTTCTCAGCCTTGCGGAATGTCCATGAGGCAACGTCATCGCCGTTGTAATTAAGCCCTAAATATGAACCAAGAGTGAAACCATTAGAGTTAAAAGACGTAATCATTGTGTTGTTGTCATACTCTGCACTGGTTGCATTAGAAACTAAACCTTTGTCTCCTCCTCTTACTGTATCTATTAACATATGACCAAAAGCATTGTCTCGGCTTTTACCCCAAACTAAGCCGCCTTCACCCGCTAAATCAATACCGTTAGTTATGACATTTGTAGAGCTGTTACCGTCATACAAAAAAGTAGAGAAGACATCCTCAACGTATAAATTATCGCTGCCCGCATTGCCCGAGGCAGCTTGAAGTAATTTTTTAGTAATTGACATTAAATATTTCCTTTAAGAAAGTGCTAATCCCGCAACAAAGCCGTACCAAGTAGTACCGCCATCGCAAGTAATGAATACCAGAACGTCAGTGCCTGACGCTGTAAGAGTTGGTGCAGTTGCAGATGGCCAATCTACTGAAGCAGGCCAATTTTGTGCAGCAGACCCACCGTTGATCAATTTAATAGTGAAACCACAAAGCTCATCAGTTGCTGTAGGGTTAGTGAAAGTCCAAGTTGTAGCACCTGTAGTAGTCGCTGTGACTGAATTACCTAACGTCATATCAATGGTTTTAGCGCCTGTTGCGTTACCGATAGCATTAGTAATCTCGCCGTAATCTTTTAAGTTTATTGCTGATACTGTTTGATCTGCTCCTATAACTTCTCCTGCGAGAGTCATTCCTGTAATAGTAGGAGCAGTCCCTAGAACTGCCGCTCCAGTTCCAGTTTTTGATGTTACCCCAGTGCCTCCGTTTGCTACTGGAAGAGTGCCAGTGACATTAGATGCTAAGTTAGCAAAAGTAGTGCTAGTTGATCCAGTGCCTCCGTTTGCTATTGGAAGAGTACCAGTGATTTGTGAAGTCAAATCTACATTAGCTAAAGTGCCACCTAAAGTAAGATTGCCAGAGGTACTAACAGTTCCTGTTAATGTGATACCGTTAACTGTGCCAGTAGTGCCTACGCTTGTAACTGTTCCTCCGCTTGCCCTAACAAGTATAGAGCCGCCCATTCCAGAGTGATTTGTACAATAGTAATATAGATTATCAGGTGCATCTTGTTCTAACGTTACTTTAGTATATGACCCTGCACTGCCAGGTGTTCCTACAGCAGTAACTCCTACTGTGTAAGCAGACCCTCCTCCATGTGTACCGTCTGCGGTAATACTTAACCGTAGAGGATGTCCTGCATTTGAACTATCAGATTGATCAAATATATATGATACAGAAGGCACTAATCTAGCAATTTGCTGTTCAGTTCCGTCTAAATAAAACTTATTACCTGATCCACTATTTGCTACCGTAACTGCAATGCTTGAAGTTCCAGTTTTAGAATCAAGCTGTGTCTGAATTGCAGATGTGACACCTGTAGTAAAATTTATTTGTGCTGCTGTTGCAGTCACTCCTAAATTAGTTAGTGCAGTTGAAGCACTAGCTACGTCTGATAAGTTACTAGCCGCCGTCAATTTATTAGCAGTAGCCAGTTCTACTTCGGTCTTTAGATTCGTAAAGTTAGTATCAACCTCATTGTTGGTTAGCGGACTACCCTTAGTGGATCTTAACGTAATAGCTGCCATTTAATTACCCTTTGAAATTGAGTGCATCTAAGATTAGTTTTAAGGAATCTTTGATAGTTGACACTTCACATTTTAATGTATTTATATCATCTTCATATTGAAGAATTTTTTGATTTTTCGCATCTCTTATACTGCGAGCGTTTTTATATTCGGATAAAGCGGCATTGTCAGTAGTAACAATACTTTTTGAATGTGCATCCCGATAAAGACTAGGAGTGTCTTCTACTTTTAAGTATTTAGGTGAAGACATTATTATACCTGCAACGCATATGCTCTAAGTCCGGAAGACTTAGGTATAACTGCTGTATCAGGGCTGAGATGTACAATCTTAACTGCAAAGTATTTGAATCCAGTATATGTTACAGTAGATTTAGTCACTGCCCCCAAGACTGCTGCGGATGAAGGAGACCCTCCAGATACAGTAGCAGTAACAGTTCCAGTGTAACCTCGTCCAGGGTTTAGTATGCGTATAGCAGTAACTACATTTGAAGCATTAAGAACTGCTTCTGCGGTTGCTCCGAATCCATTGCCCTGTAATTTTGCACTAGCTCCTGTAATAGCAACAAGAGAATTTATTGTTAAAGTTAATGCTGTGTCTGATGATATAGAAGAAACAGTTCCTGCTACAGCGCCTGTGCTGTCTAAAAGAACAGACCCCACTTCAAGTTCAGTTTCAAATGCAGTGCCAGACCCAGTGACAGCAGTAGTGTTAGTCGCTGCGGTAAGTGTTCCGGTCAGTGCAACAGCATCAGTCAATGTTACTGTGGGTGCGCTTGAGTAACCTGCACCGCCTGATGTTATAGCGACTGCTGATATACGAGATACATCATACTCAAGTATTCCTGATCCGTTTACTCCCCATCCAGATGCTTTTGCGGGTATTTTGTATGAGTACTCTGCAAATGCTTCTGTTCCTACAAAAGGAGTTTCATCGGCACCTAACTTCTTCCATGAGATTTCGTTTAAGAAATCGGCATCGTCTGCTGCGTTTAAAACTTTAGCATAAACTTCAACCGCTGTACCAGCAGGTATCTTATTATCAAGATAGACTTTCAAGTCTTCTGCATCTTGTCCTTCCGCAAGAATTACTTGCCTTGAGATATACTTAGAATCTGCATTGCCACCCACTGCAACTTCTTCTGCAATTACTGGACTGTTGATCTTGTTAACAAGTGCTAACATATCTAAACCAGCTAAGTCTACCATTGGACCTACATTATTAGAAGTTGTAGATAATGTAAACTGAAGTCTACCTGTTTTACTTCCATTAAATGGTGAAACTTGCTCATTTGAATAGCTGTATATAGTTTTCTCTTCATCTAACTCTTCTGTTGATTGTATGCGTACATTAGAGTAAGTAGTGTTTGCACTAGTTGCTCCTGTTTTAGTAAATGCAATCTTAGGAGTTATAGTTCCCCTGTTATCAGGATTGACAGTTGCAGCTTTAATAACATGTGCGCTTATTGCACGATTATTGATTGATGCAATATCAACATAAGTAGTGCCATTGCCTATCATGTCACCTACAGTAAAGTATCCATTAGTAACTTCAAGCTCGTATGTAGAGTTGCCTCTATCAAAGAACTTGTGAATTGCACGATTTAGTACCGCAGTAATTACTGCAACTGTACTAGGACTTCCGCCGCCAGATAGTGTAATAGTAGGTGCTGATGTATATCCACTACCAGGATTAGTTAAAGTAATAGCTGTTACGGCTCCGCCAGATTCAGTAGCAGTTGCAGTAGCACCTGTGCCGCCGCCTCCACTAAATGCTATTGTAGGGGCTGAACTATATCCCGCACCAGCCGTGCCAATGGTAAACTTAAATCCATGTATCGCATCAGCTTTAGTAAACTTAGGCGTGGGGATTTTACCATTTGTCAAAGTAGTGTCCCATGTTGTGTGATCTACTTTGATCCAATCCGTGTTCTTATTAGTAGTATTAAGAACGAAGTTAGTATTCACATCAAACTTGGCTCGTCTCAATACAAACATTAAATCTTCTGACTGATGTGCTGACCAGCTTCTGTTATTTGCTGAAGTGAATAAAACACCAGTGTGTGCTTGCTTACTGACTCGTGAAGTTTTTCCTAGTTCAGTTCCGCCTAACTCAGCAACATAAACTTCGTAACCGGGATCATCTGCATCTGGGATTAGAACCATACAGTATTCAGTATTATTCTCAAGATGTACAGGGTTCTTAAACTTGAAATTTGTACTTTCATAATTTATAGTACCATCACCATTGATAGTAGAAGTATAACAATGAGACCTTCTCATATGAACTTCACCATTAGGGATAATAGTAGTACCAGGTACACCATTTACCATATTTCTAATTTGAAGTTTTATTCCGTTGTTATTTTCTTCTGCGGAAATTGATCTAAAGAATATATCAGCAGAAGTAATATACATGCCACCTGGCATATCTTCAACGAAGAATGTCTGTGCCGTTGGGTCTGAAGGCTCGCCATAAAGACCATAGTCTAAGCAGAACAAGTCAAAATCAGAGAAATCAAACTGGAATGCTTCTACTGCAACCGCAGCGAGAGTTGAGTCTGTAGTTGCATCATCTACAGTGTCAGTAAACGATGTTTTAGTGACCGGAACTGTAGCAGCAAGAGCATTGCCACCTGACAAGTTGCCAACAGTAAGTGACACTTTGTCAACAAAGTTGAAAGAATTAACCGCACTCGCAATTTCTGTATCGTCAAGCTCATCTCTAAACTTAGTTGCAGTAACCGTATGTACGCCGCCTGTATTACTATCAATATTGTTAGATACATCTTCAATTATAACTGAATTTACTGAAGCTTGTACAGTGGTAGTAGTCTTGGTTCCAGAATTATAGGTAGTCCCTTCTTCTGCAATTACAACTTTATTATTGATTGCCTTTGCTTGATCAAAAATGAAAGAATCTCTGTCATCATAATCAATTGTGTATTGAGTACCATCAAACCGTTTCATAAGAGTAGTAGTTACTCCGTTGGCTTGGCTAACCGAAACTTCAATGTCTTGTTTGTTGAGTTCAGACGCAGTGACGCCAGTAGCTATCACTTCACCAGTAGTTGTCACTACTTCGTGGCGCACTGATGTATCCGAAGTTGCAAGAGTGGACTTTTCAACATTTGCAGCAGTCTGCACTGAAGCTAAAGTTGCTGAATCGGTAGTAGTAGTTTCTATGTGTCTTACTTCTGGAAGTATTGGGTCTGACGGCATAGGTGTCTTAGTAGCACCTGGGAAATTTATTCTAATATTCTTAGTGTGATTCGCAGTAAATATTGCTTGTGCAAATGAAGTAGTAGAAGTTATTGATTCGGCATTTGAAACTTGAATTACCAAGTCTCCGGTTCTGAACTCACCGGTGTTTGCACTGATAGTAAAACTTCCTCTACCATTAGCATTAGATGTAAGTGATCCTTTTCTTACCCCATCCATCGTAATCATGTGCTGAGAATTTGGTAACAATCCTTCTACTGAACCACTAATAGAAACTGGTTGCATGAAAGTATCTGTCAAAGCATTGTGAACAACACTAGTGTCTTCTGCTACATAATATGGAACTCTTTTCTCCCATATAGAAGTAGAGTTAGCTGGAATTGCTCCTTCAGTTATCCAATTTACGCCGTATTCAGATTCCGTAGAAAAAGTACCTTGTCCGAAGTCAGGAGGATTTCCTCCAACAGTACTTGCTACTTGTTCCCAAGCTCCCCATTGTAGTTTCCAACCAGATGTAGTTCCGTCTGCCGCAAGTAAAGAACCTTGATTGAGGTGATCATACTCGCCGTTAATATTTTCGTAAGGCTCAGGCGAAGAGTTGAAATCATACCAACTATCTTGAGATGGTGTCAACGTAAGACTTCCATTGTAGCTACCAGTCGCAATAGGAGTTACTGCAGGTGTTACCGCAGTAGCATTAATAGTGACGGCAGTGGAAACTAGTCCATTATCCAGTGCAAGTGTGAAAGTTTCTGCTGCACTGTCAGCGTCTACTGTAGCAGCAAATGTAGCAAATGCATCACCGGCAGAATCAACTGTAAAGTTACCTGTCAATGAGACGCCGCCGATATCGGCTGTAGTAACCCCAGTGATGGTATAAGGCACAAGTGTACCGGACGCTACGTTGTCTGTCTCAAGTGTTATAGTAAATGAACTGCCTTCGTTTACAGCAGTCTTTGATCTAACTAACGCATATGATGGTTGTCCTGCTGCAACTGGTACAGGAGGTGGAGATACTGCAACTGGAACTGTGGCAACTGCTGTTGGTGCAACGTCTGGTGTAGAGGGATCTGAAAATAGTAGTTCACTTACAACATTGCGATGCTTACTAGCTTGTAACTGACTTGTATATACTGATTCAAAAAATGGAACATGGAACATATCGCCAGTTTGACCAGCAGTAGTTCCTGATGCATCTGCTTTGAATCCTATGATAGTTGTATCAAAAGCTGCACGGAGTTCACGATTTTTAATGTCAATAGAACACTTGTTATCTTGGTGTGTTACATTATTGATGCCGAAGCCAGTGAACGAATCTACCATGAATCCGTTTTTGAACCTGTCAACTCCACTAGCATTTAGTATTTTAACTTCGCCTGCTTGCTTTTCTAATAAAGTAAGTGTGGTGTAGTATTCTAGATTTGAAATTCTTTCCTCTAGTCCACCAATATCACTCATAGTGTATCTTTTGTTTTTCTCTAAACGAATAGATAATGCTAAGTCTTGTCGTCCGTATGTCTTTGCTGCGGATTTTGCTAAACAAGGATATGGGGGCAAGAATCCTCTTGCAAGTGTCATTGCCTTCGGAGGAGCTTCTGGGGTTTTAGGATTAATTTCTGGTATGCTTTTTAGTACTCTGATAATGCCTTCAGCAGTGATAACAACTCTGTATGCTTCTGCTAAGTAGTATTCTAAGTCAGTAGTAAAGCTCAGTACAGGAACTGGATTGGTTAACCCATTTGACGGCCTGTCAATAGTTTCTATTATTGCTGGATTTACTGTTGCTCCTCCAATAGTAGTAGAGTTAGCGGCAGTATTTGCTATATAAGGTCTAAAGTCAATAGAGTTCTTTAGATCAAAAACTCCCCCAGTTGATGAAGAGTACAATGGAATTTCTTCAGTTTTAATTCCAGTTGAACCAGTATCGTCTACAGGATAAGAATCTACACAAGTGAAAGTAGGTCCAGATACTGTACGGCTGAAATAGTCTAGTTTTACTGTAATATATCTGAAAGTTCCAGTGTTGAGTGTACTGCCAATTCGTTTCTGGATAGAACCTAAGTTGTACGAGTTGTCTCGTTGGCCGTTATCTACAATAAAATCACGAGTAACGTCTCGGACACCTGTCTCATAGTCTGCATTATCTGTTGCTAATATTTGTTTGACATTAAAGATATCACTTATGCCAAGAGAGTATTTTCCGCTTGCTGAGTTTGCATTAGTAGTAGCATCAATCTTGACCAATCTATTTTCAAGTAAGGCTTTTGCAATGGGGGCGGTGTTAGCAACTTGCGTATTTACAAATAATCTAACGTCACGAGTTCCGCTTGCCGTAGTTCCGAGATCAATAGTTAGAGAAGTTCCGCTATTCTGAGTTACTTTCCCTGCGATTGGAATTATCTCGCCTTTCTTGAATGTAGTAGAATCTACAACAAACTCTGCCCTTGCAACTAGAGTCATGTTAGCTTCTGTTACTGCATTTGAAACTACGCCGTTGCCGAAAAAGAATGTCTGATTTGTTATGCCAGCAGCTACGTTTATTACACCAGCAGTATCGGCAGACAAGTCATACTCTTTTGTGAACTTAAAGTTGTAATCATATGCAGATGAGTTTGCTTGCAAAGTTTTAATGTGTGAATACGGAAGAGTCCAAATTAGCTTGTTGAAATTTGAATCATATACCTGTGCTTTGCCTCCAACTAATACAATATCTGCAAATCCAGTTGCAGCAGTACTTTGGTAACTAATTCCTCTGACCGCAGTAAAGTCGCCGACAGACATTCTTATGTCGTATAAGTAAAGCTTATATACTGCTGCTGCTGATCCTACTGTACCAGAGTGCAGAGAAATATGTCTAGTTTTAGCAGTACCTACTTTAGCGCCTGCAATAGAAGTAGCAGAGAAATTTGTGCCTGATACACCGTTCTGTACAGTATCATATAAGTCTACGATGCCATTTCCTACAGCACCGTCGCCTCCATCTATATCCCATGCGCCACATACATCATCTACTAACACATAGTTACCAAAAGATGTTGATTGTGTTACTGTATCTTCAATTCTAGTCGCTGATGGTTTGTTTAAAGGAATAAGTTTTTCAGCAAACAGTTCAATTGGATACCCTGCAACATTAGCTTTTCCAGGTCTAATTGCTGCTATTAGTTTAGTTGAAAGTCCGCCTTGTCCTGTAGGAAGTTGACCATTATTTTTACCATCATCTAAATGCTCACGGAAATATGTATGTAAGCCTTCTATTGCATAGTTTCCGTTTGCATTATATGCTCTATCGGCTATTATAGCGCCTATCTTTCCTAATTGATCTGTCTTAATTCTAGATCGTATAATCTGTCCAAACTGCCAAGTGGCATATTGATAAAAGTTATCAGGTACAGTTTCTGTATTGTTGAATGATTTTAAAGATACCACAAAATTCAAACGATCTGCGCCAGGTGCATTATAATTAAACGAACCATTTGCAGGATCTAGTAGAGTATTGTCATCTGTAGAAGCAACAACTTTTTCTGTTACAACAAATCCTATTTTTCTATCCGCTAAAAGAGTTATAGGGTCTATAAAGGTAGAAATTTCAGTTGTTCGTATAAAAGACCCACGAGCATAAATGATGCCAGGAGATAAGGTTATATATGAAGTAAATCCAGAATATCTTGCACGATCACCTATAGCGGCTAACGAGGAATTATAAGTGACAAAAGTATGGCCGTTTAGAGTAGAGTTATTAGATTCTACTGTGAGTTTTTCATCCATTCCGAATTCAAGAAGGCCATTTGTGTTTGTACCAGCAGCTTGATCTATATAAGAAATATATAGTATTTTAGTGTCAGGGGTTGCTCCAGTAGTACCAGTTTTTGCAGTAAGTACTTTTGCTTTGAGACCAGTAGTTGCTCCAACTAAAGTAGCACCGATATAATTTACCAGAGAGGTATTATCTATCGCAGTGCCGCCAAAATCAACATCAGTAACTTTAATATAAGCAATGCGGGTAATTTTCTCCTCACATCCGCTTATGATACCACCTTCTTTGAGGTTGTAACTAGCTAATTGTCCAAGTTGATCTGCAAGAGCAGTTTGAAGCTGAGTTAGCTCTCTCGCTTGAACGGCAACCCCAGGTTTGAATAATACCCGGTTATAGTTTTTTGTGCCGTCAAAATCGTCATAGTACGGAGAAGCATTTAGATTGAGAGCCATTGATTTTTCCTAAAAATTGATTAGTGCTTTAATTGTTTCAACTTGATCTGCGGATCTGCTAATAGGTGATCTGTTCTCTATATACATGATATCACCGCTAGTCACGCTTATCTCTGGATTTATAACACTATTTATACTCAATCCTGTGAGACTTTTTGTTGTATTCTCTAAAGTACTTGTTGCTGTTATCAACCCGATGATCGGTTGTAGATGTATTTGAAATGTGCCTAGTCCGTCATCTGCTAACTGAACTACAGTAAATTGTCCGCCATCATCAGTTGTAATATTGTCGTCTACTGCATATTGTGCGTTATTAGCAACATCAATAATGAATGAAGATGTTGCAGTGTTAGATGTCCAGATTGCAGAGTTGGTATAGTTATACAGATTCTTAATTAATCCTATCTGTCTAAAATCATTTCCTATAATCAGATCCTTATTAGAATTTTCTGAAACAGACGCTACTATTCCTATAGTACTAGCAAACAATTCTTTTACAGGATTTGAACCATGTCCGGTTATCGGAGACAGTATAGCACGAGCGATTGCTCCGGTACCAGAACCAACACTTTGAGTAAATGTAATATTAGCAAAACTGTATCCAGAGCCTCTATTTGTGACAGTTATTCCTGTTATTGCGCCAGTATCCGCAGCAATTGTTGCAGTAGCCACTGCACCAGAACCGTCTCCTGTTATCGTGATCGTAACATCGCCGACGGTATAGCCTTGTCCACTGTTTGAAAGTTTTATTTTATCTACAGTACCCTTAACCGCAGTGCTTTCTACTGCTGATTGTAATGCTGGTAATGCATCGGCATCGCCAAGAACAAACGTAGCTGCTGCTCCACTGCCGCCGCCACCGGAGAAAGTTATGAGTGCAAAAGTATATCCTGATCCGGCGGTATCTATAGTTACGCTAGTTACTGCATTTCCTGTCAATACGGCTGTAGCAGAACCTCCAGTGCCGTCACCACTAATATTAACTGTAGGTGCGCTAGTATAACCAGTGCCGCCAGCAGTAACAGTAACGCTATCAAGCTCACCATTCACATCATGGGTTGGGTTTCCAGTCAATTTTCTAACCGGAATATGTTCTACATCTAGGAACGCAGTTTCATCAGCAGATGTTACTTGAAACAAGAATTTCCAAATATAACCATCGTCAGTAGAAAATGTAGCTGTACCTGTATTGCTAGGCTTATTTGCTACTGCTCCATTATTATTGTTGTCAATACACTTATAAACTTTATTTTCATCAGTAATTACATAAAAGTTAGCGTCTGCTAAAGTAGTAGCCTCTGTATACGATGGTCTAGTGGATGAATAATCATCATCATATGAATCGTAGACCGTGCCACTGACCCAATTAATTCTTCTAGCTAAGTGACATATATTAGCAGAAGTGATTAACTGGGTAAACATTATGTTTTTTCTGAAATCTTTAGTATTGGTTTCAGCATCAACTGGTACAGGAGGAGCTTCATCATCTGTCCAAGCAGAAGTCTTGCCTAAAGAAAAATGAAGGTAATCATTCTTGTTTTGAACATCTCTATAAAATGAACGAGCTAATTCAACCCGACCTGACTTAGGAAGTAGTAGTGACACTATTTTTTACCTTATTAAGATATTGTAATTGTCCAAGTTACTGTCATCGTATCGCCAGCACCTTTGTTAATAACCGAAAATACTGTACGACAAAGCATAGTGCCTGCAGAAGCTGCGTTTAAAATAGCTGCCTCAGTCAATGCACCAGTACCTGTTCCTGCAGCATAAGAAGCTACATAAGCAATAGATTCGCTAGTTACAGTTGATGAGGTAAGAGCAACACGAGCTACTTCAGTTACTAGTGCAGTCTGGCCAGCTGCTGCTACGGTTGTACCGGAACCTACAGCCATATGTGTCATTGCTGTCGCTGTTGCATCTTTCATTCGTGAAGCAATATAGTCAAGACCAGTATCTACTACTAAATTTGGTATAGTAAAATCTTGCGTCACGTTTCCATCTTCGCCACGAACAACGATATTAACGCTGCCGGTAGCTTGTAATTTATCTTTATTAATCATTTCCGTCTCCGGGTTTATGTTATGTAATCTTAAACGGTCAATCGTTTAACGAGACCGAAGTATATAATTTTTAAGCTCTTATTATGACTAAGTTGCTGCATGTGTCAGCGGCTTAAACATATTTATAACAGTCTTTTACCTGTTATGTGTCGTAATATAAAACAATATCACGATATTACTGCTGAGAATGTTTCTGCTGTAGATGCACTATCTGCAAATCCTTTTGACATATTCTTAACCATACCAGCTCCAGTATATCCTACTGGTAAGTAACCCTGTTCAACATAAGCGTCATCAAATCCATCAGTCATTGTAACTGTGTTTACAATTGGTTGAGGTGTGAAATCTATATTAATTACATTAGAAGTATTTAATGTTTCTGTGAATGCTCTTACATACGACATAGTTAATACAACAGTTTCTGTAGGAGTAATAAGATCCTCAAACTTGAATATCTGTAAATTTACACCATCAGTTGTTATGCTAATAAACGGAGTGAAGTTTACATTATTAGTGATAATCAAATCACCAAAAACTTCCATACCAGCTGGATGTAATAGTTTTTTATAACTGGTCACCCATTCTGATTGTGGGCGAGATGACTTAATAATATATGAATATTTTTGATACTTAAAGTTGTCTTGTATTCGGTTTACGTCAGATAACTTACCTCGGTCATCTTTATATTTACCCTCTTTATTAAATAAGTAACCGGTATTGATTGTTATAATTAAACTTTCGCCAGTTTTAGATGTAATTGGTAGCGTAGTAGTCTGTACAGTAAACCTAGAACCAGGATCGATAACAGTCCAACTAGTTGGAGTATTTGTAGAATCTACTGAAGCTACTCGTGCAAACGCATTATTAGAGCCACCTATGACGGTGTAATCTTCTAAGAAATATCCAGATAGTGCGTAAGGTGAGCCATCACCCCCTGCTTCGTTAATAGAGAACACATCACCTACAGAAAACCCTGCATTACTTCCACTATATGATCCTGAGACTATAGATGTGAGAGACCTTCCTAGATATGCTTTTGCATTCGCATTAGATCCAGCTTCGTCTCTGAGAACAATAAAAGACCTAACACTATCTGTATTTAAATCAATATCAACTGTTGCTTCGGTATAGTTAGAGCCGCCGGTGTCAACAGCAATTGCAGTCAACGCTCCATTTTCTACAGTTGCAGTTGCAGTTGCACCAGATCCGGTACCGCTATCGTTAATATCAATAATAGGAGCAGCTAGGTATCCAAAGCCGCCGTTAACGACTGTAATGGCTGTAATTGCACCGCCACTTATAGTTTTTGTAAATGTTGCTTGAGCCCCAGGTCCGGATATTGTTGTTACTGTTGGTGGCAATTCTACTACAGTTTCGTATTGCTGAGGTGCAGTATATGCAAGTTTCAATACACGAGAAATTGAGATCGGTATTGATTTCTGTACAGTAACGTTTCCAGTAGTCTCATAGTATTTTAAATCTGCTAACGTCCCTGAAAGATTAGAAACTTCATAATTATTAGCAGAGGTTACGCTTAATGTTTTTTCTTCAATCCATCTGCCATCAGAAGCTTTTAATATATCTTTGCTAGGATAGTATACATCAATATCTTCATTATATAATAATTTGAAAAAGGCTCGGATTGATCTTTCAGATCCTTTAGATTCAAATATAGATTTTATATTTTTGTATAGATATTTTCTATCAATCTGCATTACTTGTGGGAAGTCAACTGCTAAGAGTTTTGCCCACTTATTCAATTCTGCATCGTTTGCATCATCAATATCAAAGTAATGTTGGTTCATTAACAAATTGATAGGATTAGATGGTTGATCCATGTACTCGTAATATTTTTCAATAAATGTAACGAATAATGGGAAGTCTTCTCGTATAAACTCAGGTAGAACATATTTTATGTCTAAACTGCTTTTATTTGTATACTCTTGTGGAACGCCAGCTGCGGTAGATGTTAATGCAGCAAGAACTGCTCCAGACCCTCCGCCACCTGAAACAGTAACCGTAGGTGCAGAAGTATATCCAGAGCCAGAGTTAGATATAGTTACACTCTGAACTGCACCATTAAATATAGCTACTTGAGCGGTTGCACCAGTACCGCCGCCGCCTGTTATAGCTACAGTGGGCACAGAAGTATATCCACTACCAGCAGCGGATATTGTTATAGAGGATACATACCTATAAAAAGATGGTATTTGGTGTGACATTAGTAGCCTGCGTTATCTTCTGTTACTGTGATATCTAAGCCCGCCCTAGAGCCAACCGTTAGGTTAAGTGTAGTATCGTCTAAAGTCAAAATTGTATTATTAGAAGGAGTTGCTATTACTGCACTAGTAGAAACTGTAGAAGTTCTAGTAAGTATGCTAGTTGAAATATCTTTGGAATCATCGTGTGGGCGAGTTCGTACCCGAATTACAGTTTCAGTGCCAAATAATGACATCACAGTAATAGCAGGAATATTCAGCTTCCCTGTTGTATAATCTATTGTCCCAACAGATGCTAGCCGTGTTCCTACCGTATCAACAAGATAAACAGTTCCAGTTCCATTATAATTAGGTGCTACTACAGATGCACCTGGCACATCTTGCAGTTTAACTTGATATGTTGCTCCCTCAATAGAAGCATTGAACCAAGTACTGTGCAATTCTCTTGGCTGAATTCTGCTGTTAAATGTAAAAGTATAGTTATCAACTACTCCGAGAGTAGTAGGCTTTAACCTCTCTTGTATAGTAGGTGTAACGTTAACAGATATTATAGAAGGTGACACCGCCTTGATAGCATCATGGATCTGCGAATAATAAAAGTTTTTGTTCAGTTCGTTTAGATTTGTAGAAAAATAATCTGAAATTGCTACTGACACTGCACCACTGACTTGTCCCGAGGTAAGATTTGTCAAGTCGCTGTTGAAAACTACGCCTACTTTTAATCCAATAAATTTGAAGATAGGATCAACAAACTCCGGAAGAATTGCTACTGGAGCTTTAGGTCCAATAATTGTATTTACAATATTGTCCTTATCTACCTCTGTGATGATTTGGCCTGAAATAGGATTCAAAGAAATAAATACTTTACCGTATATCGGAGGATCGTTTTTTTCTCCTCCCCAGACAGCAACTGATTTAATGTTAGCATTGCTTGCTAGTATGAGACTTTTGTAGTCTGTTGCAGAAACTGCTCTTTCTTTTGTAGCATTGTAAAGCGGAGCATTTTTTCGTATGCTGTCAATACTTTCTCGTATTTGTCCACCGGATGCTGGTAATGTTTTTGTTGAATCAAAAGTTTTGACTTCATTGGATCCGGTCAATTCACTTGTGCAAGTAAATGTCCTACATAGATTAGCATCTACTCCAGATGAGACGATATAGTCTATTATAACTATATTATCTTCAGATAGTTTTTGTCCTATCACACCGTCACCAAATCTAATTAAATATAGTCCGTCAACAGTTTCTTCTAAAAAATACGCCTTAGATGTATTTGTCAAATCTAACAAAGAAGAGTGTAGTAAAAATGTTTGTAAAGACAAATCAGTGGTAGATGTTTGAACCCGAACTCTGAGAGTAGAAGTATCTATGTTAATATTAGGTATTGTAATAGGACCTGATAAATTATTTGAATCAATTATAAAGCTGTTACTTACACGAGTGCCTTCCTTTAGTAATAAACCACTAAATTTAAATCCGTCTGTACCATTAATGTCTTCCAGTGTCGCTGTTTTTGTTTCACTTGGATAAAAATTGAACGTAGTATTGTTGATCTTAGAAGAAAACACAGCATCTCTGGGGAGAGAATAAGTAGCGTCTGCATATCCAGAAGCAGGTGTAATGATAAAATCTACACTAGCAGTGGCTGCTCGCCTTGATCTTGGTGTGTACCCAATGGATTTTGCTAATGATACAACAGAGCTTCTTTTAATAGCAGAATCTATGAAAGATTCATTTGCTAACATATGAGCCAGTACAGCATTATAGTGCGTATTGTATGCAAGAGTATCTAAAAGAACAGACAAAGCAGATCCTTCAAAATCATGGTCAGTAAACTCAGATTGAGCTTGCATAAATGTTTTTAAAGATTGTTTTATGTTGTCAAAATCTAGTTCTGTTACGTTTAATTGTGCCATTAGTTTATCTTAACCTTTTTAGATTGGCTGTTAGTTTTTGAGGCTTATCAATCCCTATAACGAAAAACATTATAGATACATCGTATGCATTTGTATCAAGATTTGCAATAACACTAATAGACTGTATTTTTACTCTAGGCTCGTAGCTTGCCACAACATTTTTAATTGTAGCAGAAATTGAATTTGCAGTCAACTTTGACATAGGCTCAAACAAATATCCTCTCAGATTAGCTGCTTTGCCTGGATCAAACGGTCTCTCATAAAAGTTAGTGTTTATTAAAATCCTCAACGCCTGTTTCGCTGCGTTGACATCAACTAATTTGGCTACATCACTTGGTCCTTGTTCAGAGCCAGGCGTTTCCTTGGGAGTAAAACTCAAGTCTAAGTCTTTGTATAGTCTAGATATTTTTAAAGATTCTTTTGCCATATTAGTATTTATAACAGGTTGAGTTATATTCCTATTGTATCTGGGATTTGAACATCAACAAAATTAGTTGCTGCGTCTTTTGCTTTCTTTACTGCATCTATTCTATACACAAATTCTTCTACTATAGGTATTTGTATTCCCAACAAGTCTGCAATAGGACTGCTTTTTGGTGTTGATATAGGAGTACCTTTTAATACAAATCCTGCGCCATCTTCTTCAAAGTTTGGGATTTTTTGACAGAGGTTATTTAAATCCAATGCCCCATCTTTTAATAGTTTAGGTATATCATCAATATCAATGTTTCCCAAATCTAATCCACTATATTTAGTCTTTAGATTAGATACTTGATTTGTAATGTCATCTACTGCTAGTTTTGCAGTGAGGATATCAGATGCAAATGACTGAATGTCAGCCTGCAATCCCTTTATCTCTTCTGGTATTTCAATCTCTGGAATATATTCTTTCAATTTACTAGTTACCAAAGATTGTATAGAAGCAGCATCGCTGGCCATAGCTACGATTGCTGCTGCATCAGTAATAGCTTGCCCCTGTGCAGGAGTAATTGGTATTTTGTCAATTAGCCCGTCTATAATCTCATCAGTAGTGCCGATAGACTGTGTAAGTTCTACTAGTTTTTCAGTTGCTCCGCATAAACTCATATATTACTCCTAGTTAGGTACAGCAGTTGTACCAGCAGAACTGCCAGAAACGATAGCATGTCTATGAGTTCCAAGATTAATAGATCCTTGTTGTACTATTGTACCTGACACGGTACCTGTCACTGTTAATGCACCAGTTACGTTGTATGCTCCAGTGTGATTACTTATTCCAGTAATATTTCTAGTAGCAGCTACAATCGTTTGTAGAGGTGTTGCAATTGTCTGTGAGGCAGCAGCGGATAATGTCTGTACTGTACTTGCCTCAACTAATTGCACTGCTGCGGTTACTGTTTGATTTAGAGCAGCAGACAACGACATGTTTAAACTTAAAGCTTTGAAATCACCTGCAGGAGCATTCATACTAACATTACCTGTAGCACTCATCACTTTATAACCTAAAATAGCTGTGTTTGAGGTTGTTCCCACTGATATACTTGTCATATTTCCTCCAGTTGTCGCAAAAGAGCTGCCGCCTACTGTAGTTATGCTATCTCCTATGACCAAATCTGTTTTGCTTCCGCCGACTCTAAGTGCTTGGTCTCTTTTAATTGAAGAGCTTTGACCTGACAATACTTCTGTTAAATCGTTACCAACAATTTTAGTAACTCTATTTCCAGCTACTGTGGTAAATAAATTGCCACCAATCTCTTGATACATGTCACCAGTTACGAGCATTCTAGCATCGCCGCCGATAGTGACATCACAAGACCCTTTGATATAAACTTTTTTGTCTTTTAGTGTTATCTCGTATTCGTCACCTACGACCTTTGTAGTCTTTGATCCATCTGCTTGTATTTCGTAAAAAGTGCCGGCAGTATGATATTCGTGTATTCTTTCATTGTTGGGCGTGTCATCTACTTCAAATACATGGCCGCTTTCAGTTTCATTTACTTTGTTGTAAGGATACACAGAGCAGTTGTTATTAAAATTAGGATCTTGATTAGATTCATTATAAGTGAAGTCAGCATCACCAAATCTAGGATGAGGTTCTTCCCAAGTTTCTCTAGTATAAACTGCATCTGGTATGTCAGATGAAACTGAGTCTACATGAGGAGCGGCTGCACGAGGAATCGCCTCTTGTCTTGCCGCTCTTTTGTTCACCAGACTAGAATGCTCTTCTGCTACTGCGTTTCTTGCTAATCTAGATAAATCTGATTCCTGTAGTCCGTTTAGACCTGTGCCTGTGTCACTTCTTGGATATATACCCGCTGGATCTGAAAACCCTATCGTCGGATCTGTATTCTTATTTCTAGGTTTTCCTGCAAGACTGCCGACTATAACAGGCTGTTGTCCCTCATCTCCATCAGCAAAGAATCCTAAAACAGATGCTCCTTGTATAAAATTGGGTGTTTCTCCGATACCAGAGATGCCCGCAGATGTAGTAGGAGACACAGGAACTGCCCAAGGCAAATCAGCAGTAGGAAGTTCTTCTTTAATTTCAGTATGATATCCGACAATTCTTACTTTGCATCTGCCGAGCATAGCAGGATCTACACGATCTTCTACTACTCCTATCCACCAATTAAAACTAGGATACATTATCAACCTCTTCTTCCATTTCAACTTTCTCAGGGGCGTTGCTTATTCCGTTTTTGATTATCTCCATATTCATAGTATGTCTGTCAATCGTTATCCTATGATGTATTGCTGAAATAAGATACAGACCAGATAATAAAGGATCTAACACAGTAGACAAATCTTCATTAGGTGCCTCTGATGATGGATATAAAACACTAATAAGGCGACCAACTTCTATGTCAGTTCTACCGGGTACTAACATCTCTAATTTGTTATTCTCAAACGATTTTAAATAACTCGCTCTTTGTAATCTTCTTGTCTGTAATTTATTAGAAGTACTACCATCTGGCAAATCTTCTTCATCCGTTAGACCGTAATCATTATATAATCCAGTATTATATGAGTTATAATTCTTTCTAGCTAAAGGATTTCTTTTCAGCGAAGCAGGTAAGGTGCTTACAGGGCCGGTTTTAGCAAACCTTTTCATGTCTTGTACAAAATCAAAATCAGCGTGAATAATTTTCTTAGTATAGAAATCGTACCCATCAACACTTGATGAAAATGCTCCATTGTTGTTGCCGGTTAGAGTATCTATAGTAGTTAACATTTTAAGATTTTCAATTGCTGTTATGTCATCTGGCAATACATTTCCAGTAAATTTCTGACTAGAAATTCTTCTAGGTATTTTTGCACCATTTCTTTCTAATACATATTCATCAAAAGGGCCGTTGACACGCTGTTGATAAATTATTGATTCAATACTGGCAAAATAAAAAGCTTTATTCGTTTCAAAAAACAAATAATCAGATCCCTCTAATGTAGCACCTTTTGATATCTTAGAAATGTAATTTAGATTTTTAAAAGGAGACCAATGATTAGAGGTGTATTTTATTGTGCTAACATGCGGAGTGTCTAATATAACTAAAGGACGGTCAAGCTCTATATGCTCTTTATATATTTTTGCAACAACTTCATCTGTAGTTCCTTTATATGATTTAGTTAATACAGTTGTTTGGTCTTCATTTCCTTCAATAGACATGAAAGATATATTATAGTATTGTGACCTATCATCATTCAAGATTCTATCAGAAATAGAATAAATTTGAAATGTTTTTTGTATTACATTAGATGGAGAATCTTCTAGTGTGGGAGTTCTCAATTTAATTCTGATATACTCATTTCCCATCAGAGGTAAATTTGATATTAAGTTTATAGCATCAGCAACAATAAGGTTGCCAGACATGCAAGAATAAAATATATTCTCATATAAATTAATTTCTAACATAAATTCTGATATATCAGACGTCTGTCCAGTATTAGGACTTATGATAGAAATATCTTCTATACGACAGTCACCAGCATGAATTAATACTTCATTCGATGGATCCATATTATTTTGACATCAATTCTTTATAATTAATTAGGAATCTCGCTAAAAGCTCTTTTTTCAACAAGAAAATTTGTCTTTTCTTTTCATTAATTTCAGATTCGTGCATGAAATTAGAAACCACTTCTACTGTACCATCAGAAATGCCAACCGGATCATAATCTACAATTATGGTGTTATCGGAAGCTAATCTATAGTGATGGTCATTAATATGATTCCCTGCTCCATATTTATCGCTAGTATAATTATACATCTCAGAGTCTAGTTTAGGCCATTCATCGTGAAGACTGACGATATCATTAACAGTCAATATTACCCAATGATATCTTGAAGAGCCATAAATGTTATTTGCTAATATATCAGGAGTTTCGCCCTCTTTGATATAATAAGACTCAAGAGCCAGCGCACTAGTTAATTGTCTGTCTAGACCTACTCTTTGGAAGATGTCTTTAGTTACATTAATGTTATTATTGATTTTATATGAAAAATTAGGCATTGCTTTGAAAAACATTAGAATCCGTCCTGTATTCTTTTGCTGGTGAGTGTTTCGAGTTCGGTGAATGCTAACTCTATGTTTATTTCTGCTGGAGCGCCTGGGTGATTTGTACTTTTAACAGTAGTGAACGCATCTTGGTTGCCGTAAGTTATTTTCATATCGGTTAATGCACAAGTTGATATTTTACTTAATTCTTTATTTTCATCACCCCTATACAGATATTTAATATCAAACTCAGAAGGATATTCTAAAAAAAGTCCTGTAGGATCGTTTTCAGGATGCATATGATATTTAAATAGTTGTATTATTTTTTTTACATTATCATATTCGGTAGAGTTTCTAGGTGCAAACTTATAAGCAAATGCAAATTGTCTAAATCCTATGCTGTTAAACAATTGAGCTTTGTACGGATTGGCAACTTTACTTGATGCTAAATTTAAAGCAGCCCCGATTTCTCCAGTGAGTCCCAATTGAGACGGTAACTGAGCAGCGGCTTGAATTGCACCACGAAAAGCTAATTCACCTACACCGCTTACGTTGGATTTTATCATATCCACGAAGCCGCTAGAAGACTGAGCTTTCGCCCCTAAGCCAGCAAGAGCGCCAAGTTCTTTGTTTTCCCAGTTGGCACTGTATTTTGCAACAGGAGGCTGTGAAATATATAGTTCTATCATACCTAAGGTACGAATAGTATTTACTGTTTCAATTACTGCCGTCCCCTCTGCCAATTTGTACGCTGCATAACCACTGGCGCTGGCGGCAACTAATCCGGCAAAGGGGCTTCCTTTGCCGCCGGTGAAGCTTTTAATAATAGAAAACCCGGCGACCGCACCTGCTGCTGCCACCACTCCAGTAGAAGCCAAAGAATATTGTTCTGAAGTTGGTTTATTCTGTTCGGTTTTGTTTGCAATGAACTCTTTATTGTCGGGGGCTAAATTTCCTCCTTGTTTAGCAGCGACTCTACTACTTTCTCTAGCGTTTATTTGAAACAAAACACTATGTAACTGCTCGGGATTCTCCGCAGAAGAATCCTCTGAGCTTAAATTTAGAGGATAACGATAAGTTTCCGCCGAAGTTAATTCAAACGGATTTTTAGCGGGAATAAATCCATTTTCGCCGACATCGATTTCATCGGTGTTGTTATCTAAGTCAGCGTTTACTGTATCATTCATGTTTTGTATCCTGCTAAATGCATGTGTATGTATTATTTATAACAGGATTATCAATTGGACCTAGCTAAACTAAAGACCGTTTTGATTAACGCTATTCTTCTTTTGTGCTAACTATCTTATCCCACTTACCGATTGGACATGATGCCCAATTTAGTCTAGTTTTAGCTGGCATCCAACAGCCACACTTTCTGCACTGACTGAGGAGTTTGTTTAGATGCTCACACTCATTGCATATTTTTGCTCTTTCTAAATGCTCTGGTTTCATTTTTTCTCCCCTTTTTTGTTGCCTCCAATATTTCCTCGTCCAGTAGATAGCGGGCGATAGAGTTCTCTCATTTCCAATGCTTTGTCAAAATAAAGTTTCAATCTTTCTTCATAATCTGGCATGAACTCAAACACTACACCTGACCAAGGACATGCCAAGATGTTAGCAATTGCTTTCTTTGCTGCTTCTTTCCCTTCTCTCTTCTGTATATATGTTATAATACGATGAAAAGGTTGATATACACCTGCACCAGATGCGCTCCAGAGTGACAGATCATACACCGTTTTGCCTAGTGCAGCTCCAGTTATAATCATCTCAGATGCAGTTGTACTGTAAACTGTTTCACATTGATCAAGCAGCTTGGCCCCTGAAATATTTTTAGGCAATACTTTTTGCCAACCACACTTGCTGCTAACCATTTTTAGTGCGTCATTGTGAGTTAGAGGGTGGGGTTTTACTCTGACATCATCTTCTTCTAATAAAAGTTTATCTAACGCAGAAGTGTCAATTAAGTCTAATAAGTTATGACCAGGAAGAAAAACAGCATGTTTTATATCATTATACTTGTCATCTAAGCTTTCTAGCTCGTATTTGTCAGCGAAAGAGGATACGAACTTTTCAAATAGCGCTTCACCTTCTTTTCCGGAATCTACTTTTGATGCAAAGTCAATTAAGCGACAGTTTACTTCTCTTGACTGTGTGGTGACCCATACACCACCGCCTGCAAATTCAGTATAAGTAAACTCACTAAAATTAGCACCTTGTATTGAACCAACATCATATGTTATTGGCCAAGGCGAAAGAGAGCGAACTGATTCCTCAATTTCTACTGCCCACTTGTTTCTACTGGACCTAGAAGCAAATGGGCCTATTTTGTTTCTCTGAGTAAACTTATCTGACATTTTGTTTTCTGCCAGTCTAGGTTTTGCTTCTTCGTCTTTCTTCGGAGTTAAGTCTGTTTCTTCTAACTCAGTCGGCATATTGTGAATGCCGTTGTACAATTCAAGATCCATTACATATTCTCATTATATAAAAAAATTATTTATACATCAAAAAATTCAAATAATTCTATTGCCCAAAGATTATCAAGATTAGTAACATCCCGCAGTTCTTGCGCTTTTGCATCTAAATCTTCAATATTATCAGTCGGAGTGAGTCCTAGTCTGACTTCACTTGCATTCCTCAAAAATTTAGCGTCCAACTTAGCAAAGGCTTGTTTCCTTGCATTACGCAATTCTAAAATTCTATAATCTCTTCTACGTTCTATTTTTGCTTCTGGCACCTGAACCAACCCATATACTCTATCATATTGTCCAGTATCTTCATTGTAGATAGCGTCAACTGCTTCTATTGAGTGTGTGAGCGTCGGAACTAAATTTAAAGACTTTAGTGATTTAGGTTCAACACACCTATAAGGCGTCCCTACCAATGAAAAATCAGATATAACATTTGGGAGAGTTGTTCCTTTTAGATGCTTATTTCTCAAATCTTTTTCAAATATAGGAAACTCTAATGCTAGATTGGTCTCCATATCTACTTTAACATATAACATTTTTACTGTCTCCGGTTAATTAGTTGTCCAACCAGTGGTTCTACTAGTTGTAACATTGGTATTTTGAGATTCTTGCGTACTCCAAGATGTAGTGGTATTATTATTCCATCCTGTGCTTGTATTTCTAGAGTCAGACTCTTCACCATCCCATGAAGTAGAAGTGGTGTCATTAGTAGACCATTGAGTCGGAACAGTTCCTGACCATGCAGTAGATGTATTCCTAGACTCCGCAACATCTTTTACAGTATTTCTAACATTACTGGGATTAGCCCAATAAGTAACGTAATATTGAGTAACATTAGTATTACGATTTGCGCTGGCACTAGTAATGTTATCCCAATATGTAGTCCAAGATGTTAAAGTTGTGCTACTAGTATTTGTATTAACTTCATAATCAGTAGGTTTAGGACCAGAGGCTTGCCAAGTTCGGGTTGAGTTTCTCCACGTATTAATTTGGTTTGTGCCAATCAACCGATTGGAACAGGAACTTGTTGTTGTATTGGTATTTGTATTTGTATAACTTGTGTTACAAGTCTGCCATGACGAGGGATAAGTTGTGTTGCAGCTAACATTACAAGTATAACAGTCCCGTATTTTGTAAGAAGCAGTGTACATTACGCAAGATCCAAGACCTCTATCGTCTTCTGCACAGACGCCACCTGATGGTTGTATAAATCCCATCACAGAATAAGACTGATATTCAGCGACTGGGGCGCCACAGGAAATTAAAGTACAAGCTGGTGTGTATTGGGCAATTACCTGTTCTGCGGTATTATAGGTGTAACACCCGGTTTCAGTGCCAGCAACATCACGGGTTACTGTAGCACTCAGACTAGTGCAAGTGGTATTTGGTACCTGAACACTTTTCACTATAGGAACATTGCTACACTCTGCCTGATACACCGGCTCATAATAAAAATAAGAAACTGAGTTAGTGCTGTTCGTGGTCCATTGAGTTGTGGTTTGTCGGGAAGAATTTCGGACGAAGCTCGGCCAAGTTGTAAGCGTTGAGCTGTTTGTATTTCTATCGTCAGAAGATACTACCCAATAAGAAACCCAGTAAGTAGCTTGTGTATAAGTTGTATGTGTGTTTCGTTGATCAAACCAGCTTGTACTAGTTGTAACAGTAGAAGTCCAGTTGGTAGAAGTATTTCTAGTTGCAGTTCCTGCAGTAGTACTGTTTGTGTTCCATGCTGTTGTGGTATTCCGGCTTGATAATCCTTCTGGATTAAAAGACCAAACAGTACTAGTTATTCTTGTTGTAGCAACGTCAGTATTAGAAGTAGTGTTTGTATTCCAAAAAGTAGACCACTCAGTAGAAAAACTGGTAGTTACCTCAGTGTTTTTAGACCCACCCTGAACAAATAATTTTCTAGTCCAACTCATTATATTATGTCCTTATGCGAAGTCTCGCCAAGCTTGAACACCCATAAACGTTACGCCGTCGTCTACAGTATCTAGGATGATCATGGTTTTACCAGTTGCATCTGTCTGTATTGCAGCGCCTGAATTGAACGTAGTTACTCCGGGCCAAGTTATAGATCCTGCGCCAGTGGCTTCTACTACTAGGTATAGGGTATTGACAGATCCTGCGGCTAGACCTGAAGCTGTAAATGTAGTATTTCCGGCTATTTTACATATTACAGTGTCACCTAGAGCAGTATCTATATTAACAACACCTGACACATCTCCAAGATTTTGAACTTTACCTCGGATTATAGTATTAACTAGATTATTTGCACTAATATCTTCTGCGTTTAAAGTACCAGTTGCAGTGCCATTCTGAGCTTCTAATTTATCGGAATTTAGATTGTTAAAATTGCCATCCATCTCAGAGGTAGTCAACGTTGATGCTTTATCGGTTCTTGTAACTATCGTAGCCATTGCTATTCCTATTAGATAAATAGTTTAAGTTTACTTTTTTACCTTTTATTTATAATACAAATACATTCAACATATGACTTATTCTAAACAGGTTTACTCGGGAAAATTCATCCCAAGAAATCCAAAAAAATACAAAGGAAACGTGACCGGTATAATATATCGTTCCAGTTACGAATTGAAGTTTATGAATTGGTGCGACATCAGTGACTCTGTAATAGAGTGGGGGTCTGAAGAAATAGTAATACCGTATATTTCACCACTAGACAACAGAGTACATAGATATTTTGTTGACTTTTATGTGAAAGTAAGTAGCAAAGATAAAATAAGATATTGCTTAGTAGAAGTAAAGCCTTTTAGATTCACACAAGAACCGAAAATACCTAAAAGAAAAACAAAAAGATTTCTAAATGAAGTTAAACAATGGGGTGTAAATCTATCAAAATGGGAAGCAGCAAAAGAATTTTGTCTTGATAGAAATTGGGAGTTTATGATTATTACTGAGAAAGAACTCGGAATATAGTTATAAATAGTAACATGGCTAATCCTTTTACAGATATACAAACAAGCACCGGCGGCAATGATCGTAGTTTTAGATGGTATCAAGATGCTGTCCGTAAAGTTGCGGGTAACATAAGAAGTTTTGGTGACGCATCTAGAACAGATATAGGAGAGTTTACCTCACAGCTAGAGCCGGGTAATATGTACATGTACATGTATGATCCTAAGAATAAAGACTCTCTTCCTTATTGGGATCAGTTCCCCCTATGCTTACCATTTGATGATATGGCAGGTGGATTCGTTGGATTGAACTTGCATTATATACCACCAATGCTTAGAGCTAAGTTATTGGGAGAATTGTTAAATTACACAGACAAAGAACTAACAGATAAAAGTAAGATAGAAGTTAAATGGAGTATGTTAAAGTCGTTCAGTAAGTTTCCTGGCGTCCAACCTACAGTGAAGAAATACTTGTATAGTCAAGTAAATAGTAGATTTCTAAAAGTAGATCCTGAACATTGGAAAGCATCTATATTTTTACCAACACAAAACTTCCAAGGTGCATCAGTACAGAAAGTGTACAAAGACAGCAGAGACATAATCAATGGCTAAATCGCTCACTAAACTAGAAAACTTCTTAACTCAAATACGAACTCAGCATACTCCTAGGTCTGACCGCTTTGAAGTTGAATTTAACTTGCCGCCCGGACTGTCAGAATCTCAAGAATTTATGCAGACACTGAGTGTTTATTGCGAAGAGGCTCAAATACCAGGATTAGCTGCTACTAATCTACCTGTTAAAATAGGAGCTTGGACTGAATATAGAACTCAGAATGTTGAATTTTTAACAACAGAACTTTCCTTCACGTTTTTATGTGATGAGTTTTGGTCTGGAAGAGATTTTTTTGAAAACTGGATAAACCTTGCTGCTGATGTCAATTCTAAAGAAGTTGAATATTACGATAATTATGTAGCAGATATAACAGTAAAATCATTAAGCACCAAAGATGATGTATTAGCGGTTTGGAAAATTATTGACGCAACGCCGAAACTAATCAATCTGACTCCTGTCTCTTGGAGTAATCAAGGATTTATCAGAATGTCGGTGTCTTTTGCTGCTAAGAAGTGGGAAAGAATTTATGACAAAGTAGGGACTCAGTATACTGACGAAGAAAAAGCTAAGTCTTTGTTTGATGTTCTATTAGGACCAAAAAAAGCAGGATAATATTTAAAATTAATTTATAGTGGTTGGAGAATATAATGGCATTACCAGTAATAGATACACCTACATTTGAGTTAGAAATCCCAGGAATGAAAGGCAAATTCAAATTTAGACCGTTCTTAGTCAAGGAAAATAAAATATTAACACTTGCCGCAGCATCTGAAAACTCGAAAGAAATGTATCTAGCGTGTTGTCAAGTAGTAGAGAATTGTGCGTTCGGAAAGATAACAGGCACAGATTTAGCTATGTATCAGTTACAGTGGATATTTTTAAAGCTAAGATCAAAGTCTATTGGTGATCTACAGTCCTTTACACTAAAATGTGGAGAGTGTAACGACATGTTAAATTATGAAATGGACATCAATGATTTTGAGCTGGTTGGAAATACTGAAACAGCAGAGAAAAAAATAGAACTTAGTGACGATACAGGAATTATGTTGAAGTACCCGTCGGCAGAAATACAAATGTTAGAAGAAGAAATAAGTGACACAGAAATACTGTTAAATTCTATATCGTATATTTACACCAGTGAAGAGATGATAAGACCTGAGGATGAAACAGTAGAAGAAATGGTAGAATTCATTGATAATTTACCAGTACATATGCTGAATGATGCTAAAGAGTTTTTTAGCAATATACCATCGTTAGTACACAAAGTACAATACACTTGTTCGAAGTGTGAAGCGAAGAATGAAATATTAATTAATGGATATGAGCATTTTTTCGCCTAACTCTTTCTCAGGATTCGCTTGAAAATTATTACAGGACGAATTTTTTGTTAATGCAAGAGCATCATTATAGTTTGACTGAATTAGAAAATATGATGCCTTGGGAAAGAGAAGTTTATATTGGTATGCTAATAACACATCTAAAAAAGAAAGCAGATAAACAACAGAGTAATCAATAATGCTAATAGTATCAGGCGGAATATCAGACGAGGGATTCAGTGGCTCTAGAGTTAGGGATACGGAAGACAAAAATCGGTTTACTAAAGAAGGAGCTGAATCTCTAATTAATTCTGTACGAGAAGCTACTAAGAAAACAAAAACAAACAATGCTGGTCTGAATAAGATTAGTGCTGCAAGCTCTATCATGGCAAAAGAAATTGCTAAAAATACAGAAGCAGTACAAAAAGTATTAGCAGATGACGAGAAATCTCAAGAACAACTTGTAAAAGTTATGGAGATGATGGCAGACGCACAGAAAAAAACTGGCGAAGCTAGTGTTTCTGCAATCGAAGACTTGATGAAAGAAATCTCTATATTAAAAGAAATTGGTGGCACAGATTTAACTAACAATTTAGGACTAGATGAAGCTCAAAAATCATTAGCATCTGGAAACGGTAGTACGATATCAGGATCTTTATTTAGAAAATTCACAAATGTAGATGAAGGTGTAACAGGACTAGACGCAGTAAAACAAGCATTCTCTCGTGAAAAGCTATTTGGATTAAAGCCCACAGCAAAAACACTAGAGAAAAGAGCAGATGCTAACGCTAAAATGTCACTGCAAGGATCTGCCATCTCTGGCTTAGTTAAAAGTGTGCTTGGAAACAAAAAAGAACAAGTTAAGGCCGTACAAGAAAATGCAGAAGGGTCGGCAGCATTTATAACTGGTACTGATAGAGCGTCTTTAGATAGCCAACAAGTAGATTTGTTGGAACAGATATTAAAACAACTGAAAATAATGGAAGAGGGAGGAGTATCCAACACAGGCGTGATGTCTGCTGCACTTGTAGGAGCAATAGCCGCTGCTTTGCCTACAATACTAACAACAGTTGTTGCTGGTGCAGGAATACTAAAACTGATTGATATGGTCAAAGAAAAAACCGCACCTATGTGGGAAGAGTTTAAAAACAGACCAGAAAATGCTGAAAAGACTAACGAAGAATTGGTTAAAGATCTTAGAGTAGAAAACGGTTTAGACAACAGAGTTAGTGATCCAAACTATGACATGACTCAAGATCCTGCATATCCATTGCTTAAAGCCAAAAGAACTGGTTTATATGATAAAGACTGGGTTGGAAATAGTGAAGTTGATTTGAACATGCTCGCTGCAAGCAATAATCCTGCTCAGTTACAAGCAATTCTAGATGATGATGACATCAGTGCTTTAGATAGAATGCGTGTAGAAACGAGAATAAACCAACTCAATACAGAAGGCGATCTTGGACCAGTAAGACCTTCTATTGAACCTTCTTCTGCACCTACTGTAACTCCTGAAATAAATCCAATAGATGGAAGAAGATCAGAAGGAGAATCAGTGACTGAGTTAGCTTCAATTGGTTCAATGCCACTAGTAGATTCAAATGGAAATACCGTATCTGAAAAAGTACAAGCAGGAGCGTCTGCAAAATCTTCTACTACTCCGTTGATGCTGAATATCAAAGCAAAAGATGTTCTTGGTGTTGCAGCAGAGGCAAATTTTCAACATATGATGTCACCCGATCCTACCCGGACTGCCGATGCTGTTAGTAATATGTCTGATTTGATGGAAAATATTATGAGCAGCATCACCAATAATATCCAGAATATAACAAATAATAATACAAGTGGCGGCAATACCGCACCTTCAATATTAGTATCACCGAGTGGTACAAAAAATAATGAATGGAACATGATAGACTATCATAAAAGAATACATTAAAAAAGGGGCGTTAAGCCCCTTTCTCTTTTACTGTCTGGCTAGTAATTAGTCATCCATTGCTAGTTTAGCAAAGTAAGACATTGTATCTTCTGTATCAGATGCTGTTGGAGTAGCGGCAGCA